ATAAACCACTAAAATGAAATAATTTTTTACTATTAGCTGTATGTGTTTTGCCCGTATGCAAAGTTCCATTAGCCATTTTGTGCATAGAGCCTTTATGCTCTTTACCACTTCGTAAATAATGTTTTACACCTTTAACCATATAAACCTACCTTTTCTTTTTTTTTGGAAATCCAGCTTTCATATTTGCATAAGCTTTAGATGATATTGTTGAATTTTTTTTACTTCTTGAAGTACCCGCTTTTTTACGAGCATTGATGTTAGCGTATAGACCTCGTTTTGCCATAATGTATCTCCTTATCTGACATTGGTTAAATCAAAATCATCAATAATCAAGTTTGGTCTTAATTGACTATCGATTTGGGTTGCTTGTCTAAACATACCACCTCGCATATTCTCTGATGGTAAGCCTACACATATTGTTTTATAATAATCTGCTTTTGTAATTTGATCGGTTACGGATTCTGCAATATGCCAAGTCATATAATATTTTAATAACTGTACAAAATATGTTGGCATTACATCTTCTGTAGGTCTGTGTTGGTAGTCAACAAATACCGTTTCTAAATTTGTATTTAATTCATTACCTATTATTTCCCAACCGGTGTTAATTGGTGTTACCCCGGTAGAATTAGAATCATAAACCGCTCTAACCCCTGAACCTAAAACATCTGATGGTAAAGAATATTTGTATGTATATTCATTTACCGGAGAATCAACTAATTGTGCTAATTGTGTTTTTTTAATAGTAAAAGACCAGGGATACATTCCTATAACAAAGTCCCTTACATCATCATAAATTCTATCACATATTTGAGCTGAGTCTGTTCCCTCTGAAAAAGAGGATAAAGGTTTGGCTCCAAGGAGAATAAGTGCATCTGAACAAATACTTAATTTACTATCTCCACTAGCCATAAAAACTCCATATAAAAATCGGGAGTAGGGTGTCGGACCTTACTCCCGATCAGTTTAATTAATCACTATCACTAACAGCACCAATAGTAGTACCATCAGAAATATCAACAACACCACTAGCGTTGCTGACAACTATGTGGTTCGTAACAGTACGAGTACCACCCGTTGCACCGTGAACAATAATCATATCTCCAACACGAAGTGTATTTGATAAATCATTGAAATAGCCTGAAGCATCTACAGCTGTATGAGCTTCAGTAGTTGTATAGCAATACAAGGCTGGGACAGTTCCGCTTTTGGATTGTCCGCCTAATACTGACCAATTATCTTTATCGAAAGCCATAATTTATCTCCTACTCTCTTGTGGTTATTTTAACGATCCCGTTATCCTGAATTGCTGTCGCTCCTCCAGAAAACATATTCGCAACGAGGAAACTCGTCTTTTCAGGTACATAATCAATTTTTGCCGATTGATTCATACCAATACCCATTCCAAGTGCTTCTTTATGGAAAGCGTACACAAGTCTGTCCGAACTTCCGTCAATGGCAAGCCCGCCCTCGTCCCGATCGCCGATCGTTACAATGTTGAAACCTAACCAGGTATTAACACTACCATCAACTAAAGCTCTAATTGTATTAAAGTCAGCTGATTGTACTGCTGTCTGAGATAGTAATGCACTCAAACTATTTGCGTGTATAAGTAGACATCTGTCTGACGGTGGCACGTTGTTCTGATCAAGAAATTTCTTAGCTTCACGAATTTTTCCTGTATTTAATCCACTAGCAGATCCTGAGGTCCCGTCCTCAGCTACCGTATTGGCAACCGTGCCGGTGCTAGACGAAGCAACCAAAGCGTCAATTAATACTTGGTCAATTCTTCTACCCATAGCATTTGCTAAAGATGATGCTAATTCATTTCTATCATTCCAATTTACTTTTGGTTGATGGAAAATATCACTATATTCCCCAGCTACATAGTCGGTCATTGTGGCTGTTCTTTGGGAATAACTAAGATTAACCGGAACTATGTCCGATTGTGGTACACGAATCGTAGCTTGTCCGGTTCCTAAGCGTGGGAACTTTACTGTAGATCCGATAACACCCGTTTTTTCTCTGACAAGACCAGCAAGAGATCTAGCTCCTTGAAAAGCGTGATGGACTTCTGATGTAAACAGAGTAATAAAGGCGTTTGAAATTGATAAAGCCATTTGTTTATCTCCTTATATAATTAATATTATGTTTACCGCCTTAGCTTGTCATATTCCTATGGACTAACACTTGTGTATTTACACACCACCATACCCAGGCTTTTCAGTTATCTGTTAATTTAATTTATAATAAACTAACGATTGCTTCAAATAAGCTCCGGATATTACACAGTAAGTGTGTAACGATCTATTCGTTAGGATGAGCCTCGTACCAGCGTCTTTCAACCTTATCACGATACGCCTGACCCCTTGGAGAATCTTCTGTATATAATGGATCGCCCATAGCGTTTGTTAAATCATCTTTTGTCATAGTGTTTTCCGGATCCATATTTGTAACCGGTATTGTTTTTTCACCATAACTCTTTCGTATCTTATTAAGAGCTGAAATAAATGTGGCATTTGTTGAGGCGTTGGCAACCGATTCGACTTCATCTTTTGTTAAAGTTCCTGATTCCTCAAAACCAACTAACCATCCATCCATATTTTTAATTATGTTATCAGCGTTTTTACCTAATTTTGATCTTTCTTCAGCTTGTTTATATTTTACATCTTGCTCTATATTTGCATTATTAGAAACATACCAATTTATTAACTGTTCATATTGATCCTGACTTAATGACATTTCTTTAGCTTTTTCTGTAAACTCTTGCATTTCTGAATCACCAACAGCTGTTTCTTCTGCATCACCTAAAAACTTTAAATCATACTTACCGTCAGCTGGAGCTTTGTGTTTACCCGCTGACATTTTTTCTCTAAGTGCATTTAAATTTTTTTGCATTTGCTCAGTATCAACTTTACCGGTTTTTGTATCAAAATATTGTTCTTCTAAATATTCAGGCTTAATAGGATCCGGTTCTTTTTCTACCGGCATTTCATCTATTTCTTTTTGTAAATGATCAGGTGTTTCAGGAACTTCACCTTGAACCGGTGCATCATCATCATTTGTTTTTCCTGATAATAATGGTTTATTGTCCTCGGTTTGTTCTTCTACTTTTTCTTCAACTTTAGTTTCTTCACTCATAATTATTCCTTAGTTTGATGTTTAGCTCTATTAACTCTCATTAAGATTTCTCTTACAATCGAATTTTGACCCTCTCGAATATATCCATAACTTGGATCCTCGCCAGGATGAAACGATGGTAAGTCAATCGTTTTACATTTAAAATATTCTAACACTTTTTCACCATCTTGAGATGTAAAAAGCCTTAGCATTAATCTATCTATATCACTCGGTAAATCAATATTGTTGTCGTTCTGTATTTCCCTGAGGTTGTCCCAACTCATTATTTTGTTCTCCTTGCATAGCTTGTACAGCTGTTTCGCTTAGTTGTTTAATAATTTCTCGTCTTTCTTCACGAGTGTTCATTATCTCCCCAGGAACTCCCATCTTTTGTGCTAAGTATTCAATCATATTATCTTGGTTAATTACAACCTGACCAATAGGTCCTAAGCCTTGAGCTACTTGCATAAATTGCATTACTGTCTGTAGATCCTCCATATTCTGAGCTTGAGCTAGTGGAGATTGAGGAAATATTTTAATAACATTACCATCAACCTCAACCGGCAAGTCTATAATCTTTTGTTCTTTCATAACAAATAAAGTACGAGTAATTATTGGTATTAACGCTTCAGTAATTAATCGACCAAATGCAGATCCAAGATTGGTTGCTAATTCTTTCATTCTTTGTACAACTTCCGTTGCGGATCGAGCTGACATAGTATCCGGTGGTAAACTATCATCCATTAATGTTCTTTTAATATTTTCAACTAAATCTTTTATAACAATTTGAGCTACATTAAAATCAGATGATCTTTGTAATGGCTGTAAACTTGGTCCTTGTCCTCCACCATTACTCGCTACACTAATTATAGATCCTGGAGAAATTCTAATATTATTAGGATTTAATACACCATCATCACGAGCTGTATAAACACCAGCAATAGCTATAGAAGCATTGCGAAGAATCATCTCTTTAGTTTTATTAAGCGTTTTTACATCAGCAATACAACTGACTAACGGACCTCGACCGTAGATCTCACCAGCTACTTTACTGTATCTACAAATTACCCAAGGACTACTATCCATTTTTCTAAAAACTATTTCATCATAAGAATTTTTACCTTTACTATTTTGCCTATGAATTAGGTGGTAACAATATCGACCGGTTTCCGGTACATACATTGTTGCCTCTAATAAATCAATATCTTGCATAGGATCGTCATCTATAATTTTATTTAAGTCAGGAGTTAATTTTGCATCGGTCCATTGTTGAGTAATCACTCCGGCTTTTACTCTAAAATTCCTATATACATTTTGTACTTTACCATTTGGACCCTCCTCGAATGATACTAAAAATTGAGGTACAGCTTCAAAGCGTACCGGAGGTCCATCATCAGAATCATTTTTT